GTTGGATCGGCCCAAGGATACATGGCTCGTTTATTCCTTTGTGATATTATAGAATCTCCTTTATCTAATGGATTGCCTGAAGAACTAGAAAAGAATATTTTAGCATCTGGATATTCTGATACTTTTTTAGCATTCCCCGGCCAATACACAGGAGTTTCTGATAATTCTGACGTAATTTTATTGGTTAGATGTTCCAAATAGTCATGCTCATAAATTGCATAAGATTTTTTAACACCATTATGCCTAAAATGTTTAGCAGCCCAGACACCTTCACCTACAGTTTCCCATTTGTCTCCGTTGTTGGTAAAATTAAAACTTTTGGATGTCAGCATTAATCTAGTAAACCCTGTATAAGCGCCACGTGGCTGTCCAGCACCACCAGTAGAAGCTGCATTTTGTAAAGTTATTGTGAAATCGTTGTTGGCCAATGCTCTCCTTTGTAAAGGAACAAAAAAGAATCCTCCGTCTGTGGGATTTTGTCTACTAGAGGTTTCAAAAAATACAAAATCTGTATTATAGCCATTAAACATATTTTCTGTAACAGCGGTTTGAGGACCTTTTACTGCCAGAGAATCTATACATTGGGCGTGTTTGGTAAGCTCAAGTATGGCATCAAAAGGATGTATATTAGGAGCAATGTAATGAAATAGACCTTCTGTTTTAGTAACTTCATAATTCTTTTTAGTTTGTAAATCTTTATCTAAAATTTTGTCAACAATATCAAATATCCCACCTTGATAAGTTTTGGAAATACGCATCCTGTCATTGGTTATCATATCAGTAGAACAGAAGTGTAGGCGATATTCTAAAAAGATTTGTGTAGTTGCACCACCTTGTCTTACTACAGGAGCTCTTATTTCTTCTACTTTGTGTACATAAAGTGGATTCTTTGAGTAGTCTACAGCAAAGTTAGGATAGGCTTGTCTACTTCCGGCCGTTTCAAATTTTAACCAAAGCAATTCTTCACCTAAAATGATACCAGATTGTATTAAATTGACATCATCTTTAAGTTGAACCCAACCAGTGACACCAATTCTTTCAATATCTTCAAAAAGGTGTAGTTCTGTTATGAAGTTGGCTATATTATATACAGCGCCACTGCCGTGTTCAATATCACATAGCGAAATATTGAAATCACCAACCATAGGTGTATTAGGATCTATTTTTCCAATAGCGTCTAAAGCAGAAACAACATTAATGGTCATGGTGTCAATTTATAAATCAATTTGGAATGTTCACCCAAGAATCGAGCGAGATACCATTGGCCAAGAAGTTTGATTTGTTTTTTATCATCATTTAGTGCCCGTTCATGTTCTAAATTATTTACAGCTGTGGCTCCAGTGAATGTGCTATCAACCCATATTTTGGTGTTAGTATCACCTGAAGTTTGAGCTGCCTCATAATGATGAGTAGCATTAGGGTTATCATATTTATCCAAGACATAAGCCTGCAAGTTTCTTTCCGTCAAAGGCCAATCATAATGTCTATCAAACATTTTATTGGTCATCATAATAATCCAGTGATATTGTGGACTACCATAATATTCATAGGAGACACTTTCTGGTGTTTCCCAATCTTTTATATCATATTCTTCAAATAATGAATGACGTTCTCTAATACCGTCACGGATAATAACCCGAATTAGAATATCTTGTATTTCTGATGTAGTACCGTTGCCGTTGGTATCATAGTTTATTGTTGGAAATTCTGAAAAAAACATATTAATATGACATCCGAGCAACATCATCTCTGGAGAGCAAAGCCACTTCTCTGAATGATAATGATAAATCTATTTGTACTGGAGAACTACCTCTACGGAATTCAGTATACATATCACCTCCATATGTAACACTAAGGTCAGTTAAGGCACTTTGAGATATTTGGGGTAGATGCTTATGTTTCGCTCCGTTGTGGTCATAATATGTTATTGTAAATACATAAGGCAATTCATAAACTCTCCAAAGGCCACCTATTATTAGTTTGGGGAAAGAGCCTTGTTTAAAAAATTCTAGAATAGCTCTTGCTCTTGTTGTATCACTCCATTGCAAAGGTTTAAAGGAAAATTGAAATTGGAAAGTTCTAAACGCTGGTCCGCCATAGGTAGCATATGTGTTACTAAATGCTGCTGATCCTGTAGCACGTTGAACAGCACCTTGACCAACAAGTTTGCCTACTGCCATCATACCGGCAGCTTTGGTTGCGCCACCAGCACCTGTATTAGCTAAGGAATCTTTTACTGGTTCCCAACCTGCTTTAACCATAGCTTTCACATTATCCACTACACCAGAGTTTGCTGAAAAACTATCCAAGGCACCCCGGGCCATTTCAGCACCAAGAGATTTTGCAGGATCGACTTCTTCTTGGTCCCATCCTTGACCGTATGTGGAATTTACACCAGAAGGTATAGGTAAACAAACATGGTCGCCTATTGCAGTCATACCAATATCACCTATGGCAGAACCTGTACCACCTTTCATTTTAAATGTGGAAAATTTCATAAAAGGTTGTCCAGGCAAATCACCAGGATAATAGTTTAGTGTGGTCATTAAATCTAATCTCTCCGTTTTCGTATAAGTATTTATATGGAAAAGCGCAGATATACTAACAAGAAACCATACAAAGGTAAGTTTGTACCTACAGACCCAAGGAAGTATAAAGGTAACCCACGGAACATCATTTATCGTTCTATGTGGGAACGGCATTGTATGGTTTATTTTGACCGTAATGAAAATGTGTTGGAATGGGCCAGTGAAGAAGTGACAATACCTTACATATCTCCGTTAGATGGTAAAGCACATCGTTATTATCCTGATTTTTGGGTTAAGACTAAAACAGGTCAAAAAGAAGTGATACATTTGATAGAAATAAAGCCATCAAAATACCTCAAGCCACCTAAACCAGGTCGTAGAAAAACCAAAGGCTATCTTTATGAAATTAGAGAGTATGGACGTAATCAAGCCAAGTGGGAAGCAGCCAAAAAATTCTGTGAAATCCAGGGTTGGCAATTTGATATATGGACTGAAAAAACATTGCGAATGTAGATAAATAGTAATGTATGAGTTTATTTGATGACATTAAAGATACAGCTGCCGGAAGAGAACTATCCATTCGTTGGTATCAATCCAGAATAGGAGACCTTGAGGGTAGGTATCTGACTGCACCATCACTTATAGATGAAGGCATATCTGAGGAGAGAGTAACATCACGTCCCACTTATTGGATGATGAATATGTTTCGCTACTTTCCTTTGAAGGGAGAAAGATTACCTTATTGGGATTTATATCCTTTGGTGTTACCATTACAAAGGCGCAGTGATGGTTTCATTGGCCTCAACTTTCATTATTTGCCCATAGCACAGAGGATAAAAGTCCTAGATAGAATGAAAATGTATGGTGTGGAAAGGACAGGAAGAATGAAAGTATCTTTTCCGATGATAGTAGATTGGAAAGGTGTAAAACAAATGACAAGGAGATACAAAGCCAAAAGGGTAAAATCCTTATTCTTACAAATACCTTTAGAGGATATGTTGATAGGTGCCTTACTACCAGTCCAAAGGTTCTACACAGGATCTTATGGTGCGAAAAAGAGAATAAAGGACGAAATAGTATATCGAGAACAACGGAGAATTTACCAGAATGCCTAGTTTAGATGAGTTTAGAGCCACAATTGCCGGTAAAGATTTGGCCAGACAGAATAGATTTGAGGTTAGAATTACAGGCCCTGTGGGTGGTGATAAACAAGTAAATTTATTGGCAGAATCAGTATCTATCCCAGGACAGAATATTAGAAGTGTGCCTGATGACTTGCGTTATGGTCCAGCTAGGGATCATGCCCAGGGTGTTACTTATGGAGATATTAGTATGACATTTATTTGTACTCCAGGTATGCAAGAAAAGGTATATTTTGAAGAATGGCAAAAACGGATAGTGCAGTTAGGAGAAAGAGATCCTGGTTGGAATGTTAATTTTTATAAAGACTATGTGGGTGAAATACAAATAGACCAACTTGATAGACAAAACCAAATGAAATATCAAGTTACTATTGTAGAGGCTTGGCCAAAAACAATAAATGCTCAGGAATTTACTTTATCTAGTAATGATGCATACCAAACAGTATCAGTAGATTTTGCTTATAGATATTGGTTTCGTTCAGCTCTATCACCGGCGGTTCATGTGCCACCAAAACCTGCGGTTTTCGTGGACGAATTTGGAGGAATGGCTGAGCCAGTAGAATCTACATTTGAGAAACCAGGAGCTACTACAATAGCCAGTATGCTTGCAACACAGCAGGCCGAAGCGCGGGCCGCGGCAACGAGCTCGGCCAACCTCGGACCCAACAAAATTTCTACGGAAG